ACCATGACAATCACTGCCGACCAAAACGGAACCATCTCATGGAGTGAGGCAGTACAGTACGCATGGAGTGCTGATCAGGATCTTAACTTCCTGTCACAGTTCGCTCAGGATTATGCCCACTTATGTGGTGAGCGCATCGACCTGGGTGAGTTGGAGACCTGGCGCTGCGACCTCATCGGGGCGGTGATTGCTGATATTGTGTTCGGGGGTTGACAACAGCGTTAGTTCGTGATAGGCAGTGCCCCCGTCCTTCGGGGGTGCCGCGCCGCCCGTGTATATAAAATCCATGGGTCCCTCCAATCTATAAAGTCTTGCTTTTGCTAGAGAGATATCTTTATATAAAAAAATTTTCCGGATAGAAAAATTAAAAATTATAGATAAAACAAAAATGGAAAACGAAATACCTCTTATGCAAAAAAATCCCCGAGAAAATTTTACTACCATAGAGGTTGATCCTGTAACAGGTGAATATCTTGCCAAAGTACCAGAGTGGATTATATCCGAATTTGGTTGGTATGAGGGTACTTGTGTTAATATGGAAGTTGATGGTGATAGTATATTAATAACGGAATGTTGTGAGTGATTGACTATCCTATGAGATAGTAGTATAATTACTATTGAATCGATTCACATTCAAATTTGACCTAATTATGGCAAAAGGATTTACAGTAAAAGCAAAAGCGCCCGCTAAACCAAAAGCAGCAGAGCAAGAGTGGGACTATGATAAAGCAAGAGAGATGCTTAAAGGAAAGACAGTAGTCTTCTGTCTTCCTGGTCGTGGAGTATCATATACGTATCTTAAAAACTTTGTACAACTTTGTTTTGATCTAGTACAGTGTGGTGCTAGTATTCAAATTTCACAAGACTACAGTTCCATGGTGAACTTTGCACGTTGTAAGTGTCTTGGTGCAAATGTATTGCGTGGACCTCAGCAAAATCCATGGGATGGTAAATTGAAGTATGACTATCAGTTGTGGATTGATAGTGATATTGTTTTTAACACTGAGAAGTTTTATCAGTTAGTTCTAATGGACAAAGATATTGCTGCTGGTTGGTATATGACCGAAGATGGTCAAACTACAAGTGTTGCACATTGGTTGGAAGAAGATGACTTCCGTAGCAATGGTGGAGTTATGAATCACGAAACTGGAGAAACTATTTCTAAGCGTCGTAAACCATTCACTGTTGACTATACTGGATTTGGTTGGTTGTTAATTAAGAATGGTGTCTTTGAACACGAAGGTATTCCATATCCTTGGTTTGCACCAAAGATGCAAGTCTTTGAATCTGGTGAAGTACAAGATATGTGTGGAGAAGATGTATCATTCTGTCTCGATGCTATTGCAGCAGGTTTTGAGATTTGGTGTGATCCTCGCGTTCGCGTTGGACACGAAAAAACTCGCGTGATCTGATATTATGGAGGAGAACTATACAATTCTCCATAAGGGGAAAGTACTTTTTAAGAACTTGACGAAAGACGAGTACTTTGATATTATGGAGGACCTTTCAATTGAGTATTATCAGAAGGGGTCTCCACGTCCTCAAGACTTGAAGACAAACATTACTAAATTCTAGGAGTTATTATGGCAGTACGTGCAAAGGTTGGTGTACTCGGTAAAGAGGGATTTATGCCCGGAAAACCGAAGAAGACTCGTCAAGGTTCGGGGAAGCATACAAAATACGCCGCTTCTTCTCGCAATGGGGCAAAGAAGATGTATCGTGGACAAGGACGATAATATATAAGTATAGTTTTAATGTCACTATATGGCATGTTTGATTGCAAATCTTCCATCACAGGAAGTATGGGTTCGTAAAGAATATCTAACGGACCATCAAAGTGGGCATGGTGAATTTGTAAAGGGCGTCTGGGTATCGGTTAAATCGATTCCTGGGCGTGCTTTTTATTTTGAGACATATTTACCAGAATATGCGGCGATGTATGATAAATTGCCTATAAGTGCCTTTGTAGCAGATCCTGAGACTCCTTCTCCTGATATGAATCTACCAAACCTACAGTTTTGGAACTGTATGGACTATGGTGTAGTAACAGTTGATAAGAAATTCATTGGTTCGATGGACTTTGAGTGTTATACACGGGACTTTGGTAATGTAAAAGGCACTTATATCTGCACAATTGATAACTATCACCATGATCCAGACTATGTTGACTGGGCAACGAGTGAGAATCCAGCCGAACACAAGTCACATAACCTAATTGAACTTGAAAATGGGCAGTATGCACTGTATCCAAACAATAGAATGCGTATCTATGACAATAGTTTGACACCGGTTGAACCAAAAATGCCTGATTTTAAGGTTTCGACTCAATATTATCAAGTTGAAAACGGATTTGAACGACTTGGAATGGGACGTGAAGACGAATATTTCTGGAAAACATCAAAAGAACGCCAACAGGAGGAAGAAAATGGAACCAACCAATGATTTTTTAGATAATCTTGCTGCAAAACAACACGAAAAACTAATTCGTGAGGTTGTTGGTGACAATAAAAACACCGATAAGGAAGATGAACCTCAAAATTTGATTGAGGAAGTGTGAAATGCCAAAATATCACGTAGATACAAACACCAAATACAAGTATAAGGTGTGGGGCACTACTAAATTGATAACCGACTACTGGTGTAAACCACATAAAACGAATGATAAACCCGAAGAATACACTGAAGAAGAAAATAATGAATAATTTTCAATATGAAGTATAAATAAATCTATAGAAAATACACGCTCAATGCCTACAAAGAGGATTTCTCGCGCTTTTAAGGATATTAGTCTATCATTTGACCCACATCCAGTGACGAAGGACCTCCCTGTACTTGTAAATGAGCGTGCTATTATCAGATCTATTCGTAATTTAGTTGAAACCATTCCAACTGAAAGGTTTTTTAACTCTAGGTTGGGTTCAGATATACGTAAAAGTCTTTTTGATTTTGTTGATGTTGGTACTGCCAATGCGGTTCGTACCCAAATCTTGAATACTATCAAATTTTATGATCAAAGGGTTGAAAATTTGCGTGTTCAAGTTGATCCAAGACCTGATGATAATAGTTTCGATGTCATAGTTTTCTTTGATATCGTGGGACAAGACCTCCCTTCACAATCGTTTTCATTCATATTAGAATCGACAAGGTAAAATATGCCTTTTACACAGTTTACCAATCTAGATTTTGACCAAATCAAGACTCAAATCAAAGATTATCTTCGTGCAAATTCAAATTTCACGGATTTTGACTTTGAGGGGTCTAATTTTTCCGTCCTGATTGATACCCTAGCATATAACACATACATCAATGCGTTTAATGCCAACCTTGTTGTTAATGAATCGTTTCTCGATGCCGCAACGGTGCGTGAGAATGTTGTTTCTCTTGCTAGAAATATTGGTTACGTACCACGCTCTAAAACCGCCTCTACGGCAAACATAACGTTTTCTGTACCAACCACTACCACTAGTGGTTTTATTACCCTTACAGCAGGTTTAGTGTGTGTTGGAGGATTTGATAACACATCATACCGCTTTTCAATCCCAGAAGACTTAACTGCTCAAGTTGTAAATGGTAAAGCACAGTTTGGTACCACTGATAAACCAGTTAAAGTTTTCCAAGGTTCTTCACTTTCAAGACAATTCTTAGTCAATACATCAACTGATCAGAGATTTATTATTGATAATCCTAATGTTGATTCCTCAACTATTAGAGTATATGTAAAAGGTGTTAATGATACTGGACTTGGAAGGGAATATCGCAGAGCAGATAATATATTAGAAGTAAATAAAAATTCAGAAATATATCTCATTCAAGAGATTCAGGATGAAAAATATGAGATGTTATTTGGTGACGGTTATTTTGGTAGACCTCTAGAAAATAATGCAGTCGTCACAGTAAGATATATTATCACTGAAGGTAAAGCAGGTAATGGTCCATCCACATTTGACTTCCAAGGTAACTTTATTGATGAGTCAGGTGTAAGGGTAATTCCTAATGACACAATTAACATAACTACCATCCAGAAGGCGATAAATGGTGGTGATATTGAGAATGTATCCTCTATTAAGTATTTCGCTCCCAGACTCTATGCAGCGCAATCTAGGGCGGTTACAGCAAGGGATTATGAGGCAATCATTCAGACAATCTATCCAAACACCGAATCTGTGGCGGTAGTTGGTGGTGAAGAATTAAGTCCTCCTAAATTTGGAAATGTTCAGATTAGTATCAAACCAAAAAATGGTACTTACATTTCTGATTTTGATAAACAAAATATATTAAACAAATTAAAGCAATATGCTATTGCAGGTATTAATCAAAACATAATTGATCTTAAAGTTCTTTTTGTTGAAATTGATTCTTCAATTTATTTCAATAGTAATCAAATTTCTGATGTTGATGATTTGAGAACTAGTATTATAGATGCATTATCACTCTATTCGCAAGATGTTGATATTAATAGATTTGGTGGAAGATTTAAATATAGTAAAATGCTCCAACTTATTGATAGAGTTGATTCTGCAATTACTTCTAATATAACGAAGATCAAAATTAGAAGAGATTTGAGAGCACTGATTAATCAATTTGCCCAGTATGAGCTTTGCTTTGGTAATAGATTCCATATAAACCCATCTGGTTATAACATTAAGAGCACTGGATTTAAAATTTCTGGAGAAACTTCTACAGTATTTCTTACTGATACCCCACAAATAGTCTCATCGGATGGCACTATAAAAACGGGCATTGTTTCCATTGTAAAGAAAACTGAAACTGGAGAAATGTTTATTGTTAGTAAAGATGCCGGAATTGTTGACTACATGAAGGGGGAAATTATTTTAAATACTGTCAATATCGTAGAAACCTCTCTTCCAGATAATATTATTGAAATTCAAGCATTTCCAGAATCAAATGACATTGTTGGATTAAAAGATCTTTATCTCAGTTTTGATGTTTCAAACAGCACAATAAATATGATTAAAGATGTGATTGCATCTGGTGAAGATATTTCTGGAGTTTCTTTCACAAGAGATTATTATACTTCAAGTTACTCAAACGGAGCATTAGAGAGGAAATAAAATATGTCGCATTTTGAAAGAAAGTTGCAAATCAATAAAATTATTGAGAGTCAACTTCCAGAATTTTTAGTTGCCGAATTTCCCAAAGCGGTAGAATTTTTTAAACAATATTACATTTCACAAGAGAGTCAAGGTTCTCCTGACGATTTAATTAATAATCTTGACAGATATTTAAAATTAGATAACTTAATTCCAGAAGTTATTATTGGAAAAACTACTCTCTCTGGAGACGTTACCTCTTCGGATACGAGTATCACCGTATCTTCAACTAAAGGATATCCAGAAGAGTATGGTCTTTTAAAAATTGGTAATGAAATTATTACATATACCTCAAAGACTGATACTCAGTTCTTGGGATGTAT